CGGGCGTTGGAAGACATCTACCAGCAGATTGGCAAGGTTAAAAACTCGCCCAGTGCGCCCGAGATGAAGCAGATGATCACCCAGATGGGTGAAGGTGTTGGCGGTGAGCTGTACCAAGCTGCTAGAGGCGCACGCCGTCAGTTGGCCAAAGAGTTTGAGGATGTGAAGCGTGTTGACGACTTGCTTAACACCAAAACAGGTTATGCAGACCGCAAGATTGCTTTGGAAAATGTGTTTAGGCACATTGTGCTGGACGGCAGCAAAGAAGAAATGCAAACAGTTACTAGGCTGCTCAAAAAAGCAGGCCCAGAAGGCCGTCAGGCTTATGCAGAATTGCAAGGCCAGACCCTCCAGCATATGAAAGACTTGCTCACCCAAGGTGATCAAATGTCTTTCAAAAAATTGGACACACTCATTACCCAATTGGACAAGAACCAAGACAAACTGGCCTATATGTTTGGCAAGGCTGGCCGTGACCAGATCCTTGACCTGCGTGATGCCATCAAAGATGTGGTGGTCAAAGAGCCTGGCGCTGTCAACTTTAGCAACACCTCCGGCGCTGTCTTGCGTGGCTTGGAAGCCTTGCAAGCCTTGCGTGTGCCGGGTGCTGGCTCTGCGGCCACCGCCGCCAGAACCCGCGAGGTTTCCAAAAAGCTGGAGGAGTCGTTGCGCCAACCAAACCAGTTGGCACCGACATCCAAAAATCGTAACGCATTGGTGAAGTAATGACCGATATTGATCCCGTCAAATACGGCGTCCTCTGGCAGAAGGTGCAAGACTACGAGCGCCGGTTTGACGACATGGACAAGAAGATGGACAAGATGGAGGCCAACGTCGAAAAGCTGGTCGCCTTGGCCAACCAAGGCCGTGGTGGCTTCTGGGCGGGCATGGCGCTGGTGTCGGCGTTCTCCAGCGCAATTGGTTACCTCTCAAGCTGGTTTCATAAATGACCCGCGCCTGAAAATCTTTGTCACGGGTGAAGTAAATGCTCGCAGAACTCGCAGCGGCCAACGCAGCCTTCGCAGTAATCAAGGCGGCCCTTGCGAATGGCAAGGAGCTGGCCGACATCGGCTCCAAGGCGCTGGAATACTTTGACTACAAGTCAAAGCTGCAAGAGAACGCCAACCAGAAGGCCGGCGGTCGGCCCATTGAGGGGCGGTCAGACCTTGAGGAGTTCATGGCGCTTGAGAAGCTGCGCCAGCAAGAAGAACACCTTAAGGCGCAGATGGTTTACGCCGGTCGGCCAGGTATGTGGGACGACTGGCTGAAGTTTCAGGCAATGGCCGCACGAAAACGCCGTGAAGCCAGAGAAGCAGAAGTTCGCCGGATCGCCTTAAAGAAGGAAAAGTTTGAGCAGATGGTTGAGTATGTCGTGGTGGGTATCGCCTCGGTCATACTGGCCGGGTTCATCATTTACGGCATTGTTTTGTACATGAAGCACCTAAGATGAGCGACGACAAGCTGAACGCCAACTCCACCCTTGACAAAGTGCTTGGGTATGTGGACTCGCCGTTCAAGCTGTTCGCCATCCTCATCATGGGCGTTGTGGCCTTTGCGGGCTACTTCCTGTGGCAGAACCAAGAGTTCATGCGGGACGCCTACAAGGAGTCCAAGAAGCTGCCGGAGATCAACACCAGCCGGGCAGACGAGGCCAGCGCCATGCTGTTCAAGAAGACCGGCGCAACCGTGGTGGCCATCTTCAAAGTCAACCCGCTGTTCGGCAGCAGGGTGCTGTACAAGGCGTACACCAAGGATGGCCGGGACAAGAGCATTGAGGACATCGACGTTGGCCTGTTCAGCCAGAACTCGGCCAACAACGCCGATGTGATTAAGCTGATGACCAACGAGATCCCGTGCAGCGAATACCGATACGCCCAGTCCGAGGTTGGGCTTTGGTATCTTGAGAAGGGCGTGACCTTTACCTGCCGGGTGAGCGTGCCGCCTGACAGCCATCGCTTTGTTGGCCAGATCACCGTAGGGTGGACTGAGCCGCCGCAAAGCCTTGAGCAGATCAAGTTCATGCTGGAGATCGCCAGCGCCATGTTAACTAAAAGGGGAAATTGATGCTAGGACTCGACGCACTTTTGACTGTGGGCGGCAAGCTCATCGACAAACTCATTCCAGACCCAGAAGCCAAGGCCAAGGCGCAACTGGACTTGGCCACGCTGGCGCAGAACGGCGAACTGGCTCAGATGGCCAACGACACCAAGCTGTTTGAGATCGAGCAGAACAATGTCTCTGACCGCTGGAAGGCAGACATGGGGTCTGATTCTTGGCTGTCTAAGAACATCCGACCGATGGCGCTGATCGCCATCTTTGTGGCCTACTTCGTGTTCACCATGATGTCGGCGTTCGGCCACAACGCGCAAGAGTCCTATGTCCAACTGCTGGGCCAATGGGGCCAGATCATTTTCTTGGCTTACTTCGGTGGCCGCACTGTCGAAAAACTGGCTGATATGAAAGGCAAAAAATGAAAGAGAACTTCCAACCCTCGTTTGAGCATGTCCTGAAGTCTGAGGGCGGCTATGTCAACGACCCTCTTGACCGTGGCGGCGAAACCAACCTGGGCGTCACCAAGGCGGCTTGGGCGCAATACATCGGTCGGCCAGTGCAGGACGGCGAGATGAAGGCGCTGACCGTGGATGTCGTCGCGCCGTTCTACAAAAAGGGCTACTGGGACAAATGCCGCTGTGACGAATTGCCCGCTGGTTTGGACTACGCAGTGTTTGACTTTGCGGTCAACGCTGGCCCCGGACGCGCTGCGAAATTCTTGCAACAGGCCGTGGGCGTGACGGCTGATGGCGCTATCGGCCCAGCCACGATGGCCGCGGTGGCCAAGGCAGACCCGGCGCAGGCGCTGGTTGCATTTGGCAACGCCAAGGAAGCGTTTTATCAAGCTATCGTGGCGCGTGACCCAAGCCAAGCCCGATTCATCAAGGGCTGGATGAACCGGGTGGCCTCGGTCGAGAAGTTCGCCAGCAATATGCTGGGCTAACGCTTCGCTGCCAGCGCCTGGTAGCGGGTGGCCGCCGCCCGCCACTGCTTGGCGGCTTCTTTGTTGCGCTGGGTGCTGGCGGCCTGCTTACGCAGAGCCGCCCTCAGAGCAAAGATTTCTTTTTGCATGGCTTTCTGGATCATGGCGTTGCTGGTGCCTTTGCTGTGATCCATTTTGGCAAGGTAGTCTTGCCAGCGCATCAGATCGTCACCCATCGGGTTTGGATCGGTTTTGTGTATGTGCCCCATTTCGCCCGGTCTTTGGGGTGCGGGCAGTCCGCTGGCACATGCACGGCGCACCAGACCTTTTCAAACTGTCCACGCCTGCCAGGACGCCAGCGATCAACATAGGTGTCTGGCATCGCCCGCAGCGCCGTCCTGACATTGGCCGGGTGCATCGTCAACAGTTCTGCGATCTCCAGCGGCGTCATGCCAGACGGCTTGGCTCGGAGCAACTCACGAATGCGCTTTTGCCGGATTGGACTCATGCTTGCCCCCTTGCTCGGATAGCGGCGGCGCAGTCGGACTGAAACCAGTTACTCCAAACGCCCTCCTTCTCACACACCTTTGCACACGCCTCACGCTCGACTTTGACCGCAGCGCACCAGCCTTCCCATGCCCAGAAGGCGGGAGTACCGTCGACAAAAGGATTGTCTTCAGTCAACAAATCTTCGTTCCACCACTTGTTAAATTCTGCGTTCATGCCCCCGTTCCCTTCTTCGGGCAAGGCCACGCTTTGCTCAAAACATGACCAATGATTGTGTCCGCTGAATAGTGTCGCGTGGATGGATTGGCTACAAAGTGTTGCTTGACCATGTCCGTGACTTGCCCTGCGGTCACTGTCGATGGGGCGCAGTGCAGTACGCCGTGGTAAGCATCTGACACGCCCATGACATACCCAACGGCGTGTAGTTCTTCGCTGGTGTTCCCAGTCATCTGGCTGTACAGCTTGTTGCCATCTTTGAATTCGGCGTGTGCGGTACCGCACATAAGCGCGGCAATGATAATTGCTTTTTTCATTTGGGGTGCACTTTCATTTTCAGTTTCTGTTGATGTTTTGCTGGCAAGAGTTCTTCCGCATGGACTTCCCTGCCAGCAATTAAGTAAGACACCCTGCCAAACTGGTTCATCTTGACCTTCTCAACCACTCCAATGAATGGTTTGCCAAGCCAAGAGAATGGGTAGACAGGGACTCGGTCGCCAACCTTGGCGTGGACTTTTGTCCAGTCGATGTCATGCCGCATTTTTGGCTTTCAGTTTGGCCTCGACTTGATCAACGACCCAGACCAATGATTTGCCTTGCTGATACAAGCCATCATGCAGTTGGCTGTATTCCTCATCCGTCAGCCCAACCCATGTGCGCTGTGGTGGGGATGTGTAGAGCTTTGTGCCGATTGGCAGTGCTGGCTCATGCCACCACGACATACTTATGTCTGCTCCTGTTTCACTTGTCACTGTCGCCACAGGCTCCTGCTGTGCTGGCTGCTCTTGGTGACAAATAAGACAAAACTCTGGCCCTGCTTCGCAATGCGCCACAGGCTCTTGCTGTGCTGGCGCACGATCAACGCCCCAAACTACTGAATCATCTTTGCTCATGTCTTAATCCTCCGTGCTTCGCGGCAAGCCTGCCGCATCTCTGTCGTGTAGTCGGGATGAAACTCGGCCACGCCGCAATCAATGCGGCGCTCTTCGGGGGCAGAGTGGACGGCGATGTAGACTGCGCCCAGCCACGCCAAGGCCAGCACGATGTAGCTGATGATTTTCATTCCAGCCCCTTGATGTAAGACGTCAGGCGGCGAATCTGCGCCTCACGGAACACGCACATGGCGTTTGCATACTCGCGGTTGGTCTGCGCCTCCAACAGGCTGCGCTTGGCCTCCTCCAACTCACGCAGCGCCAGTGCTTCGGCGCTTGGGGTCTGCCATAGTTTTTTCAGGTAATGCATCTTCTGGCTCCTCTCAAAATGGCGCGTCTTCGTATTGATCGCGCTGTTGTTTCTTGTATGCCTGCTGCTGCTCTTTTGTCCACGGCACTGGGCCGGTGGGCGGCGGGAACGGCCAGGTCACAACCGAGCCTCTGCGCGTCCTTGCTCAATTAACTTAAGCGCCTCGGTCTGGTCTTGGGGCTTTTCGCTGGACAGCATCGCCCGCAGCTTGTTGGCCAGTGCCCGAGCCTTGTCAGTGCTTTGGGCTTTTTCAAACTTAAAGCCAGTGTTGACATAGTCGGCCTCGGTGTGGTTCATTTCTCCTCCCTGATGGCATTGGCACGGCGGTCTTCCAGTTCAATCAACAATTCAATGTAATGTTTGGCCTTCTCTAGATCGGCCATGCCGTTCTTCTTGCGCCAGCGGCTGATGTACTTGACCACGTTGCCCTCAAAATACCCCATCGCGTTGGCGTGGATGTACTCGACTGGCTGGATTGGCAGATCCTTGTAATGGTTGCCATCAATTTGTTTGTTCAGTGCGTTCACGTTTGCTCCTTTGTTTAGGTGTTTGGATTCTAGCATATTGCTAGAACGGAATGCAATCCCATGTCCAATGCTCACAATCGACCGGCTGGTGCAGCCAGTCTGGTGGTGGTTTTGCATCAAACTTCTGGCAGATGTGACCAGACTGCAAATGCTCGCAGCGCAGGCAAGTGACCTGAATTGACTCAATGTCCTTGAGTTGTTTCTGCAAGTGCGTCTTGATGGCGTTCAGTTCGATCAAATTCATATTCTTTTACCTCGGTGTATTTGCCGTTCTTGCGGGTGGCGATGCGGGTGGGTTCATAAAGCAAAGACGCCCAATCTATTGCTTCTTCGGTGTTTGACGGCATGGTTGTTGGATCTCTGCGTGACCACCAGCTTTGGGCTTTTTGACGTGCATAACCCACATGGTCAAAGCACACCCATTCGCTGGCCACGCACAGCAGGCCATCGTAGTAGTCAACCCTCATGCTGTCCGGCTTGCCAGGTTTGCGGTGCAACTTGTAGTCAACTCGGGTGACATCGTGCCATGTCGTGACGGCCTGCATCTGGGCTGACAGCAGCGCGGCGTAGGACAGCTTGGCGTCCATCGGCTTGGCCACCTCTGGCTCTTTGATGGTCGCCCCACAGGCGGCGCACACCAGCGCGGCTGGCGCGTTGCGCTCACCGCATTCTGGGCAGATGCAAAACGGCGCAGACTGGTCGCCAGCGCGTTTGGTTTTGCTCTTGCCCTTTATGATGTCCACTGGCCCAAGGCGCTCGACGGTGTCGGTAAAGTCCAGCACCAGACAGTCCTGCTTGCCAGGCGCAATGCGGGTGCCACGCCCCATGCCCTGCACATACAGCACCGGCGACTTGGTCGGGCGGCACCAGATGATGCAGTCAACATCAGGCACATCAAAGCCAGTGGACAGCGCCAGCACGGTGACCAGACAATGGATCTGGCCGGCTTTGAAGCCCCGGATCAGGCTCTCCCTGTCTTGCGCTGGCGTTTCACCGCAGACCACGGCGCTGACAATGCCTCGCTCGTTGAGCTTGTCGGCAAGGCTTTCGGCGTTGGCCACACTCGGTGTGAAGGCAATCCATTTGCGGCGATGCTGGGCCATTACGCAGGCTTCCTGAGCCACTTGCAACAGATACGAGTCCACCACCTCGGACAGCTCGCCGACCTTGTAGTCGCCGTTTGAGATGCCGACACCACTGGCATCAATCTTAGTGGTCATCTGCATTGCCGGCGGCACCAGTGGCGACAGGAACTGCTGGTCGAGCAACTCACGCATGGTCACATTGGACGCAATGCCAGTAAACAGCGGGTCTTCGCCATCGGTAAGCCAGACCTGGTTGCCCCTGAACGGCGTGGCGGTCATGCCCACCGTCCGGAACTGGCAGATCTCGCCCAGCTTGGACAGGAAGGTGCGGTACATCCCGGCGTCAGACGCCTTGGTGCTGACCAGATGCGCCTCGTCAATGATCACGGCCTTGATGTCACCCAGCAGGTGGGCGCTTTTGTGGATGCTGCCAATGGTGGCCACAATCACATCGGCGTGGTGCTGCTTCTTGCCAAGGCTGGCGCTGACAAAGCCCACATGGATGTTGTCGGGCAGCAGCGACTGCAACTTGGCAGCGTTCTGCTCGGCCAACTCCTTGCTGGGCACCAGCACCACGGTGCGTGGCCGGTATTCTGGCCACTGCTCCCACATCTGTCGCACGATCTCGGCGCAGATCACCGACTTC